CAAAGATATGGAAACCTTTCTGGCATCTGTCATCACTCCATGTCATCTGATAGGTATTACCAAGATAATATACATGGCCATCATCAGACTTCTTGTGGAAGTGTCCAGAGAATACTGTGTCGAACTTGTTCAGAAAATTCTTGTCGTATCCATTTTCTGAGAAGTGTCCTTTGTGCATCTCAAAACCGTTGATTTCAAAATGCCCCATACAAACTTGTGCAGAAGTCATTTCGATACTTCTCATAGAACGCTCGTAGTTTTCAGAACAAATCCAAGGCATAAAATGAATGGGTGTACCATCAAACTCTTCAGTACAAGGCCCATCGTAACATTGAATACCAGAATACTTTTCTTCTCCTGGCCCACCTAGTAGTTCATAAAGTGCATTTACTTCATTGGTATTCTTATAATAAGTATCATGGTTTCCTGCCATGATGTGCATCTTGATTCCTCTATGCACAATAGGTAGGATAAAACGCTCACGCAAATCTTTTGCAATCTTATAGGATACAAACTTACGTCTGTCCATCAAATCGCCAAGATGGATAATCGTGTCAATCTTGTTCTCATCAAGATATGGAAAGAATATATTCTCCCAAAACTTGTAGAAATATTCGTTGAATGCTAGATTATCATTGCGAGCGCCAAAGTGGGTATCAGTTATCAGCGCTATCTTCATCGTAAAATTTCTCTAGTCCTTTTGGTTCAGTTTTCTTTTTCTTCTTGGGTTTATAAACATCTTCAGCTGGTAGGAAGTTCTTCTGTAGATACTCCACAAACTGTGCCTGTTCCATATCCTCACCAACTGCAAGAATATCAACATTCATATTCTCAATCACTTTATGACGAATATGTTGTTGTTTCTTTTCTTTCTGAATTCTACGAATGAATGCGTAATAGATAATCTGAGTAAAGTACGCAAATGGATTCTTTGACTTTTCTGGATTGAAGTTGCTTGCATACTGCAAACAGTTCTCAATACCGTCTGAAATCATTTCATCCCTATAGGTATAATTTATAAAATTTGGTCTGTAGGAAAGGTGGTTTGCAATTTTCAAGAAGCATTCGCCGATGTAATTAGTCACTGGTGGTTGTGGGTCACCTAGTTCCTCTGCTTCTTTGCAACGATCTTTCCATTCTTTCATTGCTTCTAGGAAGTCTGCATTATTGACATAATGCACTCCTGTTTTTCGTTTAGCCATTTTCACTCCACATAATTTATCGCCTTTATGCGATTATTTGATACATCATACTATATCTTGAATCATATGTCAATAGGTAAATTAATTTTCAAAAACTTATTGACAAGCCCTTGACAAAGGGGTATAACAGCTATGCTGGGTTTGAGAATGAATAGATCTAATGATATACCTTAGATATAGGTTCATACTCATTAAACATTTCTTCTTCTTCAATTAAATCCAAATCTCCATCTGTAGGAAGTTCAGCCATGTTTGTTCCATCTTCACTTTTCGCCTTATTCACACAATATTCATAAAACTTTGATAATCCGTAGGAAGCCTCTGTTATTGTGATAACATTAGTTCTTTCTATACTGAAAGTATCCTCTTCTGCAAAATGAATCCATCTTTGCAAAGAAAGAGATTCCTCAATGCCATTCTTGGTGGCTCTAGGATATGATTGCATTTTCATCGGATACACAACACTGATATGTGACTCTTCTGGATTGTTTACAACATTACAAATAACCTCTTCTCCACTAGATAGTTTGAGAATTTTTGTATCTTCTGTTGTCATTTTATTTTTATCCTTTTAATCTCATAATCAAACTGTTCTTCATTATAGATATTTATTCGTTCCATAAAATGAGTTAGTGTGAAGTTTCTTCTTGACTTGTGGGTAAAATCGTCACTGATGTCGAAAAGGGTAGCGGTATCCTTATTATCTCCAACTCGCAGACCTCTTCCGATTGACTGCAAAACTCTGACACGGCTTTTAGAGGGAGAAGAGAACACGATGTTGTGCAAATTGCGAATATTGATACCAGTAGAAAACGTACCATATGATGCCACAATGATAGCATCACTTTCTTGTTCTGTAATCGCACGAATATTCTCCCTTGTTTGTGTGTCTGTTCCACCAAAGACATAGAATACTTTTTTGTCTGTCTTTGATTTTATCATATTATGTAGAACATTGCCATGTTTTTCGACAAACTGGAACAACACTAATGTATTACCCTTTACTGTCAAGGCCAAGTCACGAATAAATTCGTTCCTTGTTTCATGTGAAACGATATAGTCTATCTCATCTTGGTAGTTCATACCCTTTACAAGTTTGCATTCTTCCTCTGGATACGAAAGAACCAACGCCTTGATAGAAAAGGCAGCAAGTGTCTTTTTGTCAATTAGTTCCTTTGTACTAATAACTTTATTCAGTGAACCGAATAGTCCTTCAAGTACAAGTCTGTGTGTTTGCATACCATCCAGTGTACCTGTCAGTCCAAACCTATATTTACATAAATGAAGTTTAGAAAGAATAGATGTCAATGATTTAGATTTGAACAGATGGGCCTCATCACCAACTACCATACCAAACTGTTCAAAGTATTTCTTGGGCATCTTATATAAAGACTGCCATGTGGATATAACTACCTTCTTTGATACGTTTCTGTCATGTCCACTGTATACACGTTGTATATACGCATCCATCCAACCATAGTCAATAAAGTCAGAATACATCTGTTCAACCAAAGATGTTGTAGGAACAAGAATAAGAATCTTATCATTCTCTTCTTGTGCAAGTAACATCTCATAGTAACGAACAAGAATGTATATTATAAGTGACTTGCCCGAAGCAGTAGGACTGAGCAGAAGAGCCCTATGTTTTCTAATTGCAAAGTCCACGGCGTCAATCTGGTAATCACGAGGTCGTATAGACTTTCCTCTAGATCTGAGTTTAAGTTGTCGAATGAATCCATCCAGTACTGCTCTGTCGATTGTTTTTTCATCTTGTAATTCCTCACTTATAATATAATTTTCATCAAAGTCTTGTAGATATTTAGTTAGATAGGGTAGTAACCCAACATACAGTTCACCAGTAGCCGGTGAGTAAAGACGTATCTTTCCATCCCAAATACGGTTTCTATATGCAGGCATAAAACGAGCGCCAGGCACTTCAAAGGTAAAGTAATCTGACAACATCCTTGCAACAGATGGTTCAGTGTCTACCTGTAAGTACACCTCGTTTTTCTTAGAGATTGTTGTCATAGATCGCCATCTACAAATTTGCGCCATGCAATTGCATTCTTAATATCCCACTGTCTCGCAGCCACTTGTTTTAGAATTCTATCACAAGTATCCATACACATCTTGTAGTATTCTACTTTTTGTTTTGCCTTGATAAGTTCTTCATCAGATTCAAGGTATATGGGTAGGTCTTGTTTTAGAATTTTGTGGTCGAAAGGATTATCACGATAAACTTCTGGGTTTGCTTTGCCGCCATAGTATTCCCACTTCTTACGGTAAAGCACCTTATAAGTTCCCTCATTCATCAAATGAAGTTGTCTAAAGTTATTGTAGATAGATAGATATTTTTGGTGAAGGGATGCAGAACGCAAAGATTCTTCTGCGAGTTCTAAATCATCATATTTTAAATCTTTTTCAGCCTGTTGCTGTAATTCATCAAGTGTCATTATATCTCCATAATATAAAAGTGAGCAGAGTGGGTTGTAACTTGCGTTACTATATTATCTCTTAAAGAGACTCAAACTAATGGGTGTCCAAGTCAACCATTGTCTGCTCGGTATATTTATAAAACCTCAAACTCATACAAATCGTATTTGAAAGTAACGGTAGCAGTAAGTTGTACTGTATCTGTGTTTTGTGTGGTATAATCCAAACCAGAAAGTGATGTTGGGAAACAGTTCTTAAAATTAACTCTGAGACTTGGATTGTTTTTGTTTGTTAGGATGGTAAGAGTTGCATCACTCATTAGAACAGAAGGTTTCCCTGTAGTTTTTGCATTAGTAATCTTTGACTGAATAGGATTCATTTCTTGTTCACTATTAACTGCATCTGTAAACTGTTGTCTATTTTTTGGGAAACCGATACCAATCATCCAATCATGGATTTCACGATAGTTTTCCAAAGCCTCATTACACATGAATGTCAAAGATAAATCCTCAAACTCTAGAGTATCGCCCATAAAATGAACAGATGTAAGAGGTGTTGTAATTGATGCATCACCAGTTGAACTAATGCCAGGCAAGTTTACTGCCGTCACAAAATACTCAACATTAGGAACTTTCAAAAGTTGAAACCTAAACTGATTATTATTTGCGAAATCTAAGTTATCTGGTTGTCTTTGTAGTGGATTTGTTTTTACCATTTCATTCTTCCTTTATAGTATTTATAAAGAAAAAAGGGGGAGCCGAAGCCCCCCCAAGTTCTGGTTGCTTGTCGCAACTCTTATTACATGATGTTCGTAACTTGAACTTTTCTGTAGTAAGTGTTTGCATTTGCAGTAAGGGCGCCAAGTGCGGCTGTTGTGCCTTCTGCAAAAGGATTGGCAGTAAGACCATAACGTGTCTTGAAACCAATCTTTGGCTGGAATGTCTGCTCACCAACTGCACGAACCATCTGTAGTGGAACGTATGGGCAGTAGAAAATACCAGCGTCATAAGGTGATGTACCCTTATAACCAACAACGTAGAACTGCTTATCTGCTGTGTTTGCAGAATAAGGATCGATGTACACTTTGTAACGTCCGTTAAGAACACCAGCAAATGTGTTACCAGCATCGTCCACGTTTAGGTTGTTGTTAAGAGCAGGTGTGTAATCTAGTACACCGGCCATCTGAAGTGCAGAAGCAACATCAGAAGAACAGATAATTACGTTACCTTTACCTCTACGAGTTTCTTGAGCAATTGCGTTTGCATCACGCTCAACTTGGAACATAAGTCCTTTGAACTTCTCAACGCTCCAACGGCCGTTTGAATCAACGTCCATATCGAAGATACCAGCAGTTGCTGTGTCGTTGGCTGCACCCTTCTTAGAAGTAGTGTAGATAGTTCTAACAACTTCTCTGTTGATTTCGTTAAGAATTTCAGCAGATAGGATGTTTGCAAGTTCTGTTTCTGCATCAAGACCATGAATTGCTTTAAGGTCTTGTGCAAGTTCCATTGTGTATTCTGCTTTTAGAGCTCTTGACTTTGCAGTAACAGTTTGCTTCTCAATTGAGAACGCCATTTCTGCAAAAGAGTTACTAGCAGAATCACCAAGTGCTTCAGCAGCACTTGTTGCCAGGCCTGCACCTGTAGTGTATGTACCCGGCGAACT